ATTAATGCAAGTTGGTTTATTTCTGGGAAGGTTAAAAATATTTCTTTTTCCTCTTCTGTTAAAATATCATTTGGTAAATTAGCTACAGAACCATTATCAACTAGTATTTGATCCCAATATTTATCTAAATTTTTACCTTTAGACTCTAGAAGTTGCTCTAATTCAGGATTACGCACTATAAATGTTCCTTTTGCACCATTAAACACATAAACGTTTGCTGGTTGGGGTTCTATACCTGCTGAGCAACTGTTAATTCGAGAATTTGATACCGTAGGAGCAACTGCCATTACGTGTGTATTTCTCATTCCAGTTCCTTTACACCATAAAGGTTCTCCATACTCTTCAGCCATTTGGCGAGAGGCAGCTTCTGCTTTTTGTCTAATATCACTAAAGATAGTATGAGTCCAAGCTGTTGATGCTAGCGAATTAAATGGTAGACCTTTTTGTTGTAAAAACGTGTGCCACCCCATTACACCTAAACCTAATGCTCTTCCTTTTTTAGCTGATCTATGTGAGCGTTCCATTGATTCTTTACCATTAGTTTTAACAATAAATTCCTCCATCACCCCATCTAAAAAATAAGTAGCCATTTCAACTACATCTGTATTCTTCCACTCATCATACTTAGCTAAGTTTAGAGAAGATAAACAACAAATAAACGAATGTTCCTCATCTGTGTGTAAAGTAATTTCAGAACAGATGTTAGTCATTGTAACATCTAGATTGTTCATCCTATACGCTAAAGGGTTATCTTTATTAACATTGTCCTTAAACATTATGTATGGTTCACCCGTCTCTACACGTGATTTAAGTATTTCCAACCAAAGTGACATGGCTTCGCTGTCACGATCTTGTAGGCGCTTCATAAACGCGTCATCTACAACTACAGCTTGGTGTAGATTTAGACATTGTCTGTTAGGGTCACCTTTAGGTCTACGAATTTGTAAAAATTCTTTAATATCCTTATGATTAATATCTAAATTTACGGATGCTGCTCCCCTACGAACTGAGCCTTGGTTTGTTGCAACTATAGTAGAATCATAAATTTTAGCCCACGGAACTATTCCTTCCGATTTTCCATTTCCCGTAATGCTTTCACCTCTGCCTCGAATTCTGCTAAGGGATATTCCCACGCCTCCCCCGTACGAGGTAAGCCGCATAAGTTCTGCGTTAGTGAGACCAATACCTCGTATTGAATCTGGCGTATCAATACCAAAACAACTAATAGGCAATCCACGATCGGTACCAGTATTACTAAGCACAGGAGAAGCAAGTCCAATCCATCCATTCCAAATATATTTAAAAAATTTATTTGCTAAATCAGGGCGATTTAATCTTTCGGCCACTGCATTAGCTACACGTCTATACGCTTTGCGGGGAGTTTCCCCTGGTAGTAAATATCCTTTTGAAATTGTTGATAATGCTACATCATCAAAAAAATCTGGGTAGTCTTTACCTTTTTCCCATTTTGTATAATCTGCTACTAAACTGTTATTATCCATAATTAAAATATGCTTTCATCCCATTCCATGTTACCCTTAGAATAGTTGGTTACTCTATTTGCAAAAAAGTCTGTATGTTGTTTACCACCTGATAAGTGATCAAACCATTTCATTCTTTCAACAGCTGTTGTATCTATGTCTGTAATAATTCCTTTATAGCCTAAATCACCTAATTTAGTATTAATTCTATTTTTTATAAAGTTTTCTAAATCATATTGTGAACAACCTTCTAAATCTCCCAATTCATAACACTTACGGATGAAATCTAATTCAAGTTGTAATGAAAGTAAAGCTGCTTCATTTATTGCTGCCTCAAGTTCTGGTGTTTTAAGTTTAGGATTCTCCTCGATAAGAGTTCTGAATAACCAGCATCCTGCTTCTGAGTGTAAACTCTCATCTCTAATAGACCATTCAACAATTTGACCCACTCCCTTAAGCTTATTTCGCATTTTGAAAGATAAGAGAACAGCAAAGGAAGAAAATAAATTAACTCCCTCTGTAAATGCTGAGAATATAGCGAGTGATTTAGCAATCTCGTGAATGTCTTTTTCACCATTAAAACTATCCCTAACAGCAGTAAGATTTTCAATTTTTGCCATTGTAGCTTCATCTTCCATAAATTCAGCAAAATTTTCGAGTCCAAGTGTTTCATTTAACAGTGAATAAGCTTCTGCGTGGATGGTTTCAAATGCTCCAAAAGTGGTTGCCATCATTATAACTTCGGGTTTACGGAACCATTTTGTAACTAACTGAGTCCAATAATCATTTACAACTGTTTCGGTTTGAGCAAATCCTTTTAGGATTGAACCTATAATGTTTTTTTCTGTATCCGATAGATTAGAATTCCAATCATTAAGATCCGACATCATAGGTACTTCTGTGTGTAGCCAATGTGCCTGTTGTTGTTTCAGCCAAAAATCTGCTGCTTCTTGATACTCGAAAGGTTTATAGACAATCCTTTCTTTCATTAAATCTTTTTTACTCATTCGTTTTATTATTTTTTTTATTATGAATTTAATTCAAAAAACTTATTTTTCAATGTTTGTTTATCAAAACTATCAAAATTATCATAGCTTTTAGATGCTTGGGGTTCTTCAGATTCATAATCATCAGGATTGTAGTCGATAACATCGAAATGTCCTGTTGAAGTATCTGCTTTAACTCCAAAAGTTAAACCATCCATTCCATATCTATTTTTCATAATATGGAATCTTCCAGTTCCGTTTACTTTATCTTTAGCTTTTCTTGAAAGAGATAAGCAGAAGTCAGTAATCATAATTTTATCATATGACCCTGCTGCCTTATCACCTTCGATAACATCATCTTTTGCACCTGCACGATTAACTTGAGAAACTGACCAAATAGGTACATCTAATTCGCGGGCTAATCCTTTAGTGCTTGTATAAATATCATCAATTTCTCCTTTACGATCTGCTGTTCGTTTCTTTGTTGAAAGAAGATCTACATAATCAATTATAATTAAATCTGCTTTAATTCCCATACTTTCAACTTTTTGAATATGTGATTCTATCGTTGAAATTGTAGCTCTCCCTGTAGGGAACTCTTTAATAATTAACTCACCTGGTAGTTCAGGTAGAATTTCTTCTATTTTTCCTCTATTTTGAAGAACTTGGTCTACAGGTATTTTGGAGAAAAAAGCATCATATCGTCTTCCAACATACTGTTCTCCTAATTCTAAAGTATAATGTAAAACATTAAACCCCATCCTTACAGCATATCCTCCTAATGCTACTAATGACCATGATTTACCACCTCCCGGGTTACCAAATATCAACCCAAAATCACCATTTCCTAACCCACCTTGAAGTATATCATTAACTTTATCCCAAGGAGTTGCAATTGTGGTTCTAGCATCTTCTCTAAATCGAGATTCTATATCTTTATTATATTCATGTCCTACATTTTTGTCATTACCTGCTTTTAATGCTGATTCTACTAAGAATTTAATACCATCAAAATCACCAGCTTTCAATAAATCAACACTGTTAAGTAATGCTTTCTTTAATTGTTGGTTTTTACAAAATGTTGAAAATTCTTCTTGCACATATTCTAAATCTTCATCTGATGATTGGTATGCAGCTTTTAATTGTTCTTTAATTGATAATTTTAGTACTTCATTTTCAGTTTTTTGTACTTTAATTTTTAGGATCTCCATTGAAGGAGTTGTATGATATTTATCGTAATATTTTAGAATTTCTTGGATAATCCATTGATGTGCTTGATTATCAAAATATTCTTCACTTAAAATATCATGAATGTTAACTAGAAACTCTTTATGAGTTAATAGTGAAGATAACACTTTTGTTTGAAAGTGTGGACCATACTGATTTAAACTGGTTAATGTCATAACTTTTATTTTCTTTATTTTTACTTTATTTGTAGTGATTCAAAACAATCTTTTACCCAATACTCTACATTTCTAATTATTCCTCCTAATTGATCTGTATTGTACATAGATACAAACTGGTCGGGAAGATAATGAATGTCTTTTGATTTAACAACCTCATCTAAATAATTTTCATCATTTTTATCAATCATGGGTTTAGATAAATCCATAATTTTATGGTTAGTTTCTATAGATGACCAATTTTGAATGATGCGAGCATATATTACATTTTCTTTAAATTTTTCTTCACTTATTTGATATATATCTTCTAGTGTTATATCTCGTTCAGTTAATTCAGGGAATAGCTTATACAATTTTTTAGGTCCTAACCCTTTAATACCTTTAACTTTATCTGAATTATCCCCCATTAATGTTTTATATAGGATAAAATTATTAGGAGACATTTTAAATTTTTCCTCCATTGTATCTGTAGTATAGTATTCTTTTTCCATAGGGCGATATACAATAACATTCTCATTTATTAGTTGGAGGAAATCCTTGTCTGAAGACACTATAAATACTTTATCTTCTTTCTTTGTAGGAGTAGTCTCACTTAAATAAGCAATAATATCATCAGCTTCTACTTTATCTAATGTTACTACCTTAACAGGTAATGTTTTTAGATATTGAATAATACGAACCATTTGGTCTATTTTAGCATCATCCTCATCATCTTTATCATCAAAGGCATCCCAATTAGTAATACGTTGAAGATCTCTACCTGATTTATATTCAGGGAGTAGGTTTTTTCTATTATTAGCAGAACCGGCTCCATCAAATACTACATAAACTTGGGTTGGCTGCATTTGTCTAATCATAGCACCTAATGAGCGAAAAAACCCACCTAAACCTCCAATGTGAACTCCATCAGGATTAACCATATTAAGAATTGCAAAATTTCTAAAAAATAGGTTTAACCCATCAATCATTAAAATTCTTTCTCCTTCTACAGTCTCTTTTCCTTGCTCATCGACGCTGTCGAGGAGATTAAGTAAATCTTTATGTTTCATTTGCTTTTATTTATGGGGGAATATACGAAAATTCCCCCCGATAACCTAATTTTTATTTGGGCTCATCTGTATGAGCTGTGATGTCAGTATAAGCTTCATTTTCTTCAGCAATTATGAAATCGCTACCACCTAGAATTTTTTTCCAAGTTTCAGCTTGTTCATTTTTATACTGTTTTAAAGCTTTATCATCATCCAGAATAAAACCATGAGGTGTCATAACAATTTTTCCCCGTGTTGTAACCCCATTAATGTGGTTTTTATCAATTTGAAGATTTGTACGTTTAGCAAACTCTACTTGCTTACCATCCTTAATTGCTTTAATTTTAGATGTTCCAGCTGACATTACATTACCAAATGTTACTACAAATGTTGAATCAAACCACATAGCGTATCCTCCTTTATTCATTAATTTAGGTTGACCCATAGGAGATTCTGCTTTCAAAGTCCATACCTTATTAATACAAACTAGAGTATTTGTGTAAGGGCTACTTTCTTTTCGAGACATAACGATGCGTTGGTTTACGTTATTACCAAATTGGGTAGACATAGCACCCGCATTCCATTCGTTATTATTTTTATTTGATTTTAACGACATTTCACACGGTACAGACCCAATTGAATCCCAACAGAACATTAAATCATATGGTAAATTACCATTTTTCTGTTCATCAATTAAATCTAAGATAAAGCTAGATACATCTTCAATTGAGTTAATAGTTTCTCTATCTACATAAATAAAGTTACCATTATAATCAATGACTTCACCTGTTTCTTCATCTATAACCTCATTAATTTCTAGACCCATCATCTTGGCGTGTTCCCAAGACCATTTCATCTCTGTAATAATAAATACTGGTAGTATTCCTCGTTTTTGAGCCGAGACAGCTCCTTCAATCATTGCTGTGGTTTTACCAGTATCAGAGTGTCCTCTAAGTAATACAATATGACCTTGAGGAATACCAGGTACCGAAGTAATTTCCTGGTATGCCTTAGATAAAGGTATCCATGTTTGTTCTTTAAATTTTGCTTTTGAAGACAGTCCCTTCTTAGTTTTAAACCCATCTAGATTGAATTTGGATTTAATTTCTGAGGAGACTGCCTCCGATAGTGATTTTTTTGGTCTTGCCATGTTTTATTTGTTAAAAGGGTAAATCGTCGGTTTTGTTATCGTCTCCAAATAAATCATCAAATTTATCTGCTTTAGTCTGCTTAGCAGGTTTAGTATCTAAAGAATAATTTGATTTTGGTTGACTATCAAAAGCAACTGCTGGTTCTTTAACAATTGAACCTTCCTCTTCTTCTCCTTCTGGTGATAACCATTCTTGCAATGAAGCTTTCATCTCATCATAAGTAAGTGGTTTAAATACCTTCATAGGATCTGCTTGATTTTCTAAAAGTTGCTTAATTGCATCTTCTGTATCTGCAAGTTGAGTTTGTTTTAGAGAAGGACCAATTGAAGTCTTATTGTAAGGAGTTCCAGTTGATTCTGGTCCTACTGTTGATAATTTAATATCTCTACCTTGAACGATATCAGTAAAATCACCAATTTCATCATCAGCAGCTAAATTTAAGAATTCTTGGTAAACTTCTTTACCGAATTGCCATAATTTAACTCCTTCATCTTCCTGACCTCTAACTACAATAGGGGCAAAAGTACGAACTTTAGCATCTAATTTTTTAGCTAATCTCCAATTTTCTTTGTCATTTGTACTACGTAATTTTTTAGCAAACTCTTCAATTGGATCTTTCTCACCCCAATTCGAAGGAGAAGCCATTACTCGTTTGCTTCCAATTCCATAATAAAATTTCATTTCTGTGAATGGGAAATCTTTGTTGTACTTTGAAGGGACAACTCTAATAAGTTGTTTTCCTACTGAGGGTTTCCAGAAGAGATTTGTTTTTTGACCTCCTTGGTTGTTTGCCTGACTTTGCATGTCATTAAGGCGTTTTTTAATTGCGTTTAAATCCATTTTTATAACTTTTGTTTAATTTATAACTATATCTAATATACGGAGCTGATTGAGGTACTCCAACCTATACTTCAAGAATTTTATATATTTTTGTTTTTAGTTGTTTTAATTCGTCATGCTGTGTGAGTAATATTGTATTTCTATAATGCTGCCAGTCTATAGGGAATCGAGTATCAACTACCCCTCCATTTAGTCTTTTAATTAACTCATTTAAAGCATTTATAGTATACAATGTGTTTGAGTCTTTTTTTCTATGCACCATAATAGTGTTAGAAGGTAAATTATTAATGTTGCCCTGGTCTATATTATATGTACAAACATACTCATCATTACTTTTAATATGCAAGACAAAAATTTTATTATACATTATATTATATGTAGTAGTAATACGCTCCAACAACCCATCTAGGTCTTCTAAAGTGGTAAACGTACAGAATAACTTATTGTTCAAATCATTTATGTTTAAAGTGTTGAAATCTTGGAAATCGTCCACTTTATACATATTATTAGGATTCTGTAAAATCGTATGTCTCTCCATAACTGTGTTTTATTTGTAACTTATTTATTTTAAATACATTTAGTATTTCTCTTATTATTTCTCTTTCGCTATCATCAAAATCAAATAGGAATGAATCATATGTGTAAAGTACTAACTTAGTATTTCTTCCTTTTAATATTTTAAATATTTCCCATAATATACGAACGTTAGTAGCCGTCTCCAAGTTTTGAAGAACATAATTCAATAGTTTTTGAGGCTTCATATCATGAAGCTCTTCTTTTTTAAACACATGCTTTGAAACAGGACATTCAATTGAACCCTCATTTTGGAAGCGAGCCCACAAATCATCAGTATATACTTGCATCTTCTTAAAGAACTCCAGCTCCTTATATTGATCAAATACCCCACCATACATCTGCTTAAAAGTTAATTCCTTCGCCTTACCATATTCCACCCCATACATTTTAGCAAAGGCCATGTGAATATCACCACTATCAAACTCATAATCAAGCAGATGAGAAAGCAAAGTAGGGTGATAGGCGCTAATATCCAATTCAAGAAGAATGTCATTACGTGGGATGAAAGACTTTCGGTCTCCATTGTCTTTATTGATTGCTGCATAATTTACTCCTTTAAATCTATTTGATGGTCTTCCTGTAAGGGTTTTGAAGTTGAATTGCGTGTAGGCGTATTCTCCATCGATATCATGAAAACGCGATTGGAATTCCTCTCGATCAATTCGTATACCACTTCTTTCAATGGCGTTGAATACCACTGTGGTTTTTTCATTGTAAAAGTCGTTGATTGGCTCATCTATTCTTGGTTTTAAATCATTAAATAATTTCTCACAATATTCATAGTGTTTTACAATCGGAATAATGCGGTTTATGTCTTTTTTCTCTCCCATCTTATGGTAGAAGAAGGAATGTGTTTGTGTATACTCTTGTATATACGGAGGAGAGTTGAGTGTTATGTCATAAAGAGTTTTAAAGATAAAATAATGTAAAAATTCCTTTTTATCCCTAACATATATGCTATTATATTGCGATAGTATGTGTTTTACATCGTCTATATGCACGGACAACGTTTCGCTATGCGAGATGGGTATAATGAATCCTTTTGTCGATTGTAACGGGCGAATATAAACAGCACATATGGAATTTTGGGTAGGGTGAACCTTATCATTATAAGGAATTATTTCAACAAATGCCTCTTTATAACTACTATTGTAAAACCTATCTAATTGTTCCTTCGATTCAACTAACCAAAACATATACCTTTATTTTGGTATAATATACAATAAATTTAGATGGTAAACAAATTATTTATAAAACTTTAAGTAATTTTCATTTAAAAACCTCCCTAATCCTATAATTTTTAATCTTCTTTGGATTAATAGTGTAGTGTCTTTATTAGCATTATAAACTGTTTTTTCATCTCCTTTAAGAGTCCATTGAAATTTAAAGGGTATATAAGGTTCCCATAAGTAGTTATTATCTTTGTTTACTAGCTTATTATATACTTCTTTGCTTAACTCTAAATATATGGGTTGGTTTGCTTTAACACAAAAATATCGTGTAAAACTACCCAAAGCATAATCTTCAATGTTAGGGTTGGGGTAAAATTGGTTTGGTAGTAATTTTCTAATAATAGATTCATCAAGATTTATTTCTTGTAGTAAAGCATATTCTTCTATCATTTCAGGAGAATAACCAGGTGTGTCTAAATCATCAAATACTGTAGGAAAATCCCCATATGCTATTTCAGATTGAAGGACATTTTGTTCATATCCTACTTCTGTATTTTTAACAACTATTAATTCTTCATTAGGTGGGTCATTTGGGGTTTTACCTGTATAATATTTTCCTGTATATGTTTTATAATAAAAACCCACATAGAATTGTTGAGGAATAATGTTTTTATAAACATATTCCTCCCCTTGAGTAAATTGGTTAGTTATTATTCTATTTTTAGGTGTATACATTTTTTATTAATTAGGTTGCTGGGGCTCTAAACACATAATAATCCCATTTTGTGCTATTCCTACTATTATATGGGAAAGGTGTATTATAGTTGGTGCTTTTTGATGATGCCCATTTAGATGAATTTATATTTCCTACATAAATTTGAGTATGACCATATTTTGTATGAGTACCATTTCCATTCGTACCATAAAATACTACAACATCACCATAACCCCAAGTCGTAGTAATAAGAAGATTTTTTAACTTTGCTTTAGATATATTAGTTCCTGCTTTTGTTTGGGTATACCCTGCAGATACTAATCTTTTATGATACCCATTTTGATTAGCATTACCACCAGCGGTTTGTTTTGGATTTGATAATCCTCTTCCTCTTAAATATTCCACATAATTTTTAGCTAAATTCCAACTCCACTGAGCGCACATACCTGATACTTGCCCATCTCTACCAAATACCCCATTATAACTAGATTGCATAGCATTTCTACGATTTATACTAGAGGGATTTAAAGGTGGAGGTGGATCTTGTAATAATGTTGGACCATTTGAATTTCCTGCTCCTCCACTTCCACCACCCGCTCCGGTTTGAACCGTAACTTCACTAGATAGTGATGGTGGTCTTTTAATAGGTGCTAGTTTTTCAGCAGGTACTGATATTGTTTCAATTTTAGTTAGCCATGCTGTTGGGTTTATTGAATGGTTAATACCTTGTATTTGCATATCAATTGAATCTTCTTGATATGATGGGGGTAAAACAGCCTCCGTTACTAAAAATTTCTCACGAAGTCTCATTCCGGATAAACCATCCATTTCTAAACTAAGATTAAATGGTAGGAATTGAGGTGATTGTAATTGTTGTCCTCCTGAGAATTTTTCTGATGTTAATTCCCCTAATATTAGACTACAATGGGTAGAATTATGAGATGTTAATGGGTCTAGGGTTTCTGCTGTCCATTGTAAGGCACCATAAGTTTGGACAAATAAACTATTTTCTGGAGGGTTTATGTTTGTTTCCCAGTTGGTTTTTATTGTTTTTGGTATTTGTTCTTCTTCTTCAATTATGGATTCTTTGGGGCCTTGGTTTAGTTTTTCTTCAATTACTCTGTCAATTAACCCAGAACTATATTGCGAAAATGAAAGTGCATTTTCAGATATTTGGTTGGAACTTGCTTGAGCTCCTATTGCAATCATTGATGCAAAATTGTCGCTTATTTCTGCTGTTAGATTTATGTCTCTAACAAAGGAACCATCTACACCAGGTTTAACACCAAAAATGTTAAATCTAGTATATGTTCCTTCTTCTTTACTAGTACCATCATCTCTCCTTTGAGGTATATCTTCAATAAATTTAATTAAAGATGGATTTTCATCATCTAGTTTTATATCAAAAGAATTAACCCCCCCTAATGCTTTAATTATTCCTTTATTTATAGCTTTAAGCAAAGCAAGTAAATTTATTTTACCATTTTCTTCAGGAACAGTTTCTAAACAACTTGCAATAAAGTTAATATTAATACAAATTTGGGAAAGTCTTCCTAAATATTGACTATAGGACCAAGCTGATTCACTAAGAATTTTGTTAATAGATGATTCAGGCATTGTTAAACCCCCTTCAGGAACTATAGAATTTTCCCAAGGAATAAGACATACCCTAGGATCTGATGAAAACATTCCGGGCATTTTTAATATTACATTTTCATCTTTATCTAAATTTTTAAAATTCATATCAAATGAAAATATAGGAGAATTATCTTTACTATTAAATAATAGAAGTCTTGATTGAACAAATGCTAAAAAAGCTCCATATTTAATAAAAACTTGAGGTGATTGTCCTACTGGATTTTCGGCATCTGTAGTTGTTCCCGTTAGTGAATAGATAGAATTAGGGATAGATAAATCAGTTGGTGGGAGGGACTTACCAGTACTATTTTCTACTCCTATATAGTTTTTAACTACATACTCTCCCCAACCAGATGTGCCCGTATCCGATTTGTTAAGATATATATCAAGTAACTCCCTATTTAAAACGGTTTTATTTGCGTTTGCAATTAATGGAGGTAAGGGTCCTACAGCACCAGCAGCAACCTCCATAGCCAACCCCACATCTGAGGTTTTTACTGATTTTAAATTTGGGGATGCTATGTTTACTTTTAAAGCTTGGATTAAGTCCCCCATAGCTGTTAAAACTATAGTACAGTTATAACTCCCATCAGTGTTTAAGGTCCAATTAAATTTTGAAACCTTCCCAAAAACACCATCATAATTTCCATTTGTTTCAGTTCTATGTTTTTGAATTGCTTCATACACTTCAAATTGGGTTTTACCACCACCTAACACAGCCTTTAAAGCTGGTGTTTTAAAGTTATCTTGGGTTTTTAATTTTCCATTGTTGTCAAGATACTGGGTCCAGCCAAACTCCATTAAGCAAGTATAACCAGGTCTCATATAAAGAACATCAAAAAGAGCAAATTGAGTTTTACTATATACTTTACAGTTTATAATGGTTTTTGCAAATGCACCATCATTATAATAAGTAACATCAGCATTTAGTATACCAGGCATAGGAACATATCCTCTTTCTGTAGGACCACCCCAACCATAAGCTCCATCAAATAGTGATTTACCATCATTTAATCCTTCTTTTAATCCTTTCCCAGCTTTATCATCTGCTACCCCACCTTGAAGCATAAATCTTTGAGCTAAATTTTTACCAATTAGTTCTGATTCTGGTATGCCCGTAAGCATAGCAACTTTATCTAGTACTGGGTTTTTAATGTTTTTTCCTTTAGTTAAGTTAACAGAACTAACTAACCTTAAAAAAGGGGTTTTAGTAGTATAATGTTGTAGATCTTGGGAAGGTATTTTTGTATACTTTCCTAAAGATTTTTGCCGTACATTAATCTGTTTTCTAACAAAGTCTCTAAAAGGTAAACCTGAAAAATTTGACATACATTAACTATTTAAACTATAATAACTATCTATAATTGTTCCTACATTTGTAGGTATTCTTATCTGTGCTCCCGGGGTTAAATATAAGGAGCCCATATTAATTTGGTTTGGATTTGCTATGGATATGATCCAATATAAAGTAACATCACTATAAAATTGAAAGGCTAATGAGTCTAATCTATCGCCAAATTCAGTTTCTACCCAAATATCATCTTGACTTTGAGGAATTTCTGGGTATGTCACAGTACCATAATATTGTGTCCCTAAAGTTCCTACAAATTCATTTGTATTTTTTAATTTATCTATTCTTGAATAACGATTCATTATGTTGCTATATTATTATCACCTCCACCATCACCTAAACCTGTATATTTTCTGTAACTATCATCATAGTTTGAATTTACACCATTAGATAATGAAATAAATCTTGATGTTGGATTATTTGCACTATTTGGTTTTTGTACTAAGAAATCGTGGATTGGAGTAAATTGAAAACCTGATACTTTAATCATATGAGGTAATTCTTTTACACTAGAATCAGATCCACCATCTGCATTAATTCCTATTTCCCAAGGGGTTTCTTGTGGGACGTCATAAGTTAATGAAGTAATAAAACCTGGTTGTTCATATAAATATCCCCCTACAGTTAATCTTACCAAGTTACCTCTCATAAATCCTTGTTCCGAATAATCCGGAGCTAAAGTTGATGCTAAGTAATTTAATTTTTTATACATTGGAATAAGTTCTGCTTTAGATTGAGCTGCTACCGTGAATGATAATGAAAGACTTCGGCCAAACCCACCATAATTGTAAAGAGTATCACCTCTTCCTACATAATTTACCTGATTCCAAGTTGCATTATAGCTATCTTGGAAGCTATCTAAAAATGCTCGAAAATGCATGTATACAGCTGACCCATTGGTTTTATCATTATTTATAGCTGCTATTCTAAACTTACATAAATCATTAATTGCTTGGTTTGTGTCAGGACCAACACCATCATACATTGGGGATGCTGTTACTTTATCTAAAGCTGTTAAATCTGTAGCTTTTACTCCATAATTCCAAACATTTTTAGTACCATCAGCATTATTGCTTTTACCAGGTTGTCCTTGGTAAAGTCTTACATCTTTATTCTTTGATCTATAGTTAGGAGATAGACTTATTACAGATGAATCTTTTGTAACTTCTAAGTTATCCTCATTTACGTCATATAATTCTTTTCTAAAATCTTTAGGGTACAAACCAGCATTACCCCCTGCAATGACATTTTCTTTATCAATTAACTGTTGTTGAGTATATGTTTTAGTACCATTTGCATACACTACATTATTAATATTATCAGGCCATGTGTTACCTGGTGTTAAATTTGAGTCGTATACATTAAAAGTATTGGATTGAACATCATTATTGATGTTTACTTTAGTTAATGTTTCATACAAACCAGAAGAGCCGGATGGGGATATTGAATTGCTATAATTAACTCTAATACCTCCTTCTGGGTTTTTAACTGATGAAGTGTTATTTACTACTGATTTACCTAAAGCTTGGTAATCCTTTATAGTACCTATAGGATTTAAGGTTCCAGGGTCTGTTGTTTGTGTAAAAAAATCTTGGTTAAATGTTTGAGATCCTGGTGTGATTGACTGTGGTAAATCTATACCTGTATACTCCTTATACTCAGTTGAGAGTGAGTTTGAAACAGGAGATATAAAACTACCAGTAGTTCTACCATTAGGTCTAGAAGTTTGGTAATCTTTTATATCTGTTCTAGGTTCTAATGATTTAAATGTTTCTGTTGTTCTTGGGGAAAATATTGGGGTGTATGTATAACCCCCATCAGAAGAAAAAGAACCTGATGATATGGAACCTGTTCCTGGGGATAATAAATCATACTCTTTAGATACTCCTCTTGCAAATGGGTCTAACCAATCATTTTTAGTTTTACTTGAAATTCTAGATGTTTGGTAGTCACCAGCAGCATAAGAGCTAGTATTCATAATTTCCGTACCATACCTACCAGAAGCACCTGTTCTTTGATCTGCAAATTTTATGTTTGTTCTTCCTATACCTAATATTGAACCCGGGCCTCCTGAGTAGGAATATAGATTTTGTTCAATTGTATCTCCAGTAGGTCCATGGACTTTAGCACCAACTTCTTTTTTTCTATCACTAAATATTACTAATCTATTACCTTCAGAGGTTTCATTAAATTTTTTAGTAGCTGCTTCATAAGTATTTAAACCAGCTCCTGGGAAGAGTCCACCTTCAACTACCCCACTCATAGGGGATGTTGGGTCTATACCAAAAGCATTTAAATGAAGACCTGCAAAACCTCCTAAAGCTTGTCCTAAAGTTGATAATGGAGTATATACACCTTGATTTACGAATCCCCCACCTTCAACTCTTAATCCACTTTCGGAATCAGTAAAAAAGTAATCTTCAGGACCTGCATATCCTAAACCGTAAGAAGCGGGTGTTTTAACTGATGCCCTTGATAATATATTTTGTTTTGCAATGAATAAAGGCCCATTTGGGGACTTCAAATCAAAAAACATTTGTGCTAACCTACTTACATCTCTAACAGCACTAACAGGTGCTAGAAACCCATCTCTTAAAATAAAGTCAGGGCCTGACCTTGCAGGTAGATCGCCATCCGCTACCTGTTCAAAGGTTTGGTTTGGGTCGTCTGGATTAACCCCTGGGATACCACGTACAATATATGGTTGGTTTGAATTACCTCCACTACGTGTATCACTCCAAGGACCCATCCCAAACTTCCACTTATTAAGTTGAGTTGTTGAGGTTATTAAAGGCATACTTTAATTTAAAATGAAGCTCCTTCTGGAGAATTATCTTTATAAGTTGTTGGATCCAGATTTGCTAATTTTGTTGGGTCTGGTAAAGAACCATTTTTAGGTTTTACTGTTGCAGCGTTTGGAATCCCATCTAATGAATATTCATCATGTAATGTAGACGTTGAACGTACAGGAATTGCTGGTGAAGCTGGACTACCTGCTAAAGCTAATGGATTTCCTCCGGCTTCATACTTTTTTAATAGAGATGTTGACATAATTTTACTGTTTAATTGTTTTATTATAAATATTAACCTAATCTAGAAGTTGACATAGCCATTGATTTACCTACCTTAGCTCCATCCATGTACACATCACCTCCTTGTTTTACTACAGCTATTAATTCATCTAATTTAGCATAAAAATCATTTAAAGGAACTACAGCTTCTGCTCCAGCTTCACCTACAATAGCGTTTGTTGCGGATGTTACAATTCCCCCAGTAGCCATCATTTTTGGTGATTTTTCCATATTGCCCCCTGCTGTTGATGCTTTTTTATTTGCCCCTCCTTCATAGAATAAATTAAATATCCCTTTTCCTAAAGATGGACCTCCAACATAATCTGATATAGCACTTCCTAACATTCTCCCTAAGTAATCACCACCCATATAAGCAGCCCCTGAAAGTAACCATCCTGGTATTCCTATTGCTTGAAGTGATGAAACCCCAGCTGCGGCTAAACTACCCCCTAGCAATCCCATACCTCCACTTATTACAGATCTACCCATTTCCCCATACATCTCTTGTTTAGACATATCTTTTGATTGAGCAATTGAGTTTACATCCATCCCTGTGAATATCATTTCAAGTATTGATCCTAAAATAGGTATTTTACCTGCAATGTTTTTTATAGGACCTTTAGCCATTTTTAATAATTTAGGAAATAAACCACCTATCTTTTTACCAAACCATTTTTTTATTGATCCACCTATATCACTTACTTTAGATATAGCACTTGCACCCATATCATATACACCTTTACCAGCACTGTATACACTGCTACCAATACTTTTAATACCACCCCATAAACTTCCAAGAAAACTCTTACCTGCTTTTGGTTTGCTTCTTGGCCTGCTTCTTGGTTTGCTTCTTGGTTTGCTTTTTGGTGATGCTGATGATGCTTTACTGGAAGCTCCGCCACTTCCCATACTACTCACACCAGCATCTACAGCTGACATAGAAGCCATACTTGCCATGTCTCCTCCTACTGATGTTTCACCCGTTTCTGAATCTGAGAACATATTGCTCATTAATTCATAACCTAGTAAACCACCAGCCAGTCCTAACAGACCTCGTCCTCTTCCTCCCCTTCTTCTTCTAGGTCTTGATGATCTTCCTTTTGGGCGTTTTGCGTATCTTCCGGTTTTGGGGTCTCTATATCTTCCTTTGCTTTTACTTCTTCCACCCCCTGTTTCATGGTAACCTCCACCGCCGCCACCGCCGCCGCCACCCATACCACCACCATTCATTCTTGCTACATTCATTATCCCTACATTTTGGATAGGGTTAAATTTCTTTAATAGAGAAAGAGCACCAAAACCAATTGCTATTTCGGGGAGGTATTTTATTATTTTTTGTAATATAGGTGACATTAAAAAATCGCCAATGCCTTCAATCATTTTATCGATTTTTTTCATGTTGTCCGGATTAAAAATTCTATCTGCTAAAGTAGCAAAGGCTTCTTGGAATTTTCTCATGGCCATTTTAAATCTATTCTGGAATGCTTCTTCATCTTTAATAGATTTAGTAACGCCAGCAGCCCCATCCTTTCTCATTTTTATAAGGGCTTGTTCTTTTGTCATTCCTTTAGCCATCAGAATACCCATTGCTTTTTGGGCATCCGCAGATTCAAAACCTAATTCTTTTTGCAACTCCATAGATTCTAAGGAGGATGCAAGTTGTTCTTGAGATATTCCTATAGAGTCTGCAAATGCTCTTTGTGCTAAAACATTACCTTTTAAAGCAGGTCCATTTTCTTTTATTAAACGTTGTAATTCTGAGGCTTGTGTAGCTGCATCTCCTGTTAATGCAGCATATCTATATTTATCTAAATTTAAATTCTTTTGGAGGAACATTTCTGCTTCCATTTCCTTTTGAATTGAACTTTCAAAGGATAGTGTACTTTCAGCTGCATTCCTAACATCATCCATACTCATTCCCAAAAGAGCAGCATAATTTGCTGCTTTTATAAGTTCATTAGCTTGGCCTTTCATATTAAATCTAACGGAAGCACTAGAACTTCCTAGATTTTTCATAGCTTTTTGGAAATCTACGGCGTATCCAGTAGCATTTTCTACCTCACCACCTACCCCAGCTACAACTTCAGGCATTTTTATCAACTCTGTTCCTAATTCTGAGCTTGTTTTAAATAAATTTGCGGCCTCATTACCTGCAAGACCATACCCATGAGTTAATGCTGTTACTCCCTGTAGGGTTTTTTCAGTCATTTCAGGAACAAAGCCTAATTCAGTTCGTAAGATGTTTGCTGATGCCGCTAAATCCTCAAACATACCATGAACTGATTCCATCCTCCTTAAAGTCTCACTTGAAACAGCTCCAGAAGTGGCAAGGCCTGCTTCTTTTGCAAACTTTCTTTGTTGGCCTGCTAAATCATATAACCCTTTAACTGCTTTCATTAAGAAACCACCTATAACTGCAGGGTCTGCTAGTTGTTTTGATAATGATTTTCCTAGCCCTTTTAACCCAACACGCATAACCTTGAACTTATCTCCAAGAGATGCGGCTTTGCTACCATTATCTGTTAGCTTAATAGCCATTTCAGACATATCATCATTGATATCTTCTAAATTAGATGAAATTTCTCCAAATCCTATTTTACTAGCAAATTTTCCAAGACCTTTAACTAAACCACCGGAAATACCCATGGCTTTATTTATTTTTCTTTGTTTCTTCTCAGTAGAATCTAAAGCTGAATTAAAATCATCTTGGTAACCTACTTTTTCTTCTAATTCTTTAGTAGCATCTTCAGCTATTGCTAATAATTCTTGTGCATCCGATAATTCTTGACCTGATAGCTTTCCACTCTCTATTTGAAATTTTAGGGTTTTTTTTCTTTGGGATAATCTATTAAAGCTTAAATTAACCTGTTTTCTAATATTTGCTGTTTCTTTTAAACTTGAACTTGCAATATCATAATTAACATCTGATAGTTTTTCTGCTAGACTTGTAAGTTTATTAAAGTCTTTTTTCATGGCTTTCATAGGAGAATTTATATTCCCTAATTCTCTACCAATATCTCTAAAACTTTCCTTTAAACCATCTAAACCTGAGTCTATATCTTGAATTTCTGCCCTAATCCCTTTCATTGAGATTTCAGCAGACTTTAATGCATCATCTATAGAGTCAAATTGTTTTGCAACTTCTGCAGCATCCTTCCCTTTGAAAGGAGAAACCTTACTTATAGAAGCATATTTTTTTTCTATGTCTGTTAGTAATTTCTGAAGTTCTTGTAATTGTCGTTTATTCGCCATCTATAGATGTTATTTTGTTATAAATATTGAAAGACACCATTTTTATGATGTCTTTCTAGTACTAGTAACAAAATCAGGGACTTTTACGGATGGGTTAGAAGTTTTTGATTGTTGAGGTGAAGGACCACCCTGTCTTCCAGCTTTTTGTAAAATACTTCTAGCTTCGTTTAAGTCATTTGTCGTCGTTCCTGACTTTTCTTTATTTTGCTCATCAAAGTAAGCGTTAATTTTATTAAATGTAAACTTTCGTAGCCATAAAGGCATATTATACACTGTCATATAATCAAATCCACCATTACCATGAAATATTATATCGTGTATTTGTGAAAATAGATTTACCCTATAATCCCTAGCCTCACTCGGGGTCAGGGAAAAAAAACCCTGAAGTAATAGGTATTTCTCTCTCAACGAGAGTGCCATCATAGTCTTCCCAATCAAATTTCATAGCTACATCCGGTTGGAATTTTGCTATGTGATCTCTTAAAGCTTTAGCATCTCTAGCTAGTAAACTATTGTTTACAAAATCTCTAACGGTTTTTCTTTCTGAATCCCCATTAACTGACATAATAAGATACATCATTCTTGTTGACATTTCTTTAGATGCATTTTTGTTGATTTTTGCTTGACCCTTTAATTCTGAATTAATTGCTTGCTCAATCTTTCCAGTTAAAATTCTAAAAGTAATTGGTGTTTGTGTGTGAGGGAGAGTAAACTCAAACTCATTAGTTCTACCTTCTAATAAGCTGTAATCTATGTCTTTATTTTCTAAACTAGATAAGTCTACTTCAACAGTATCACCCATATACTCGAATTTATAATTGGCACCATATCCTAAAACTCTAGCTGCTATTAATATAGCATTCTTATCACCCACAATCAAGTCACTTTCTTTAACTCCAGGAGTTACGATTAGGGCTTGTAGTAAATGATCAATAGCTGTTCCTTTTGAGATGTAGTTTTGATTGGTAATAATGTCTTCTTCTTTGGCTGTCATATACTTCATAATAATCTTACCTTCGGATAAAGGGGATGATTCAGGGTATACTAAACCTTTAGATGGAAGTTCAACAGTTTCAACAGGAAAGTTGTATGTTGGTTCTTCTTTTAAAGTTGTGGGGGGTTGTAAACCTTCTACACTTGGTTTTAATTCACTCATATAAATTTTATTTAATTATAACTTTGTTGTCATGTAATACATATTGAATATAAGAAAGAGCTTGACGTTAGCCAAGCTCTCCTTAAAAATAATTTTCCTTTTTCTTAGAAATTTAAAACACAATAATCCATTCCGATTGTTAAATCGATATTCTGGGCTTCGTTATCGGTATCCCAGTTCATATCAGCGAACGATGCATCTTTAATAAATGCTCCTTTAATAATCCATTCTGATACTACATCACCTACAGGACCTAATACGTCAATAGTTAAATCTTTTTTATAGAAATCACTATATCCATCTCTACCTGTTACAGATTCATGATGCAAACGTACCCACTCCATTACAGCTTGTGCTCCAGATGGGGTGATAGGATCAAACAATTGCATTGTGATATCGTTCCATGCTAACTTACCTTTTACTTTACGGTAGGTGTTAATGTGGTTCAATTTAATTTCATCTTGTGAGAAACCTAATCCACTTATACCTTTAATGATATATGATGGAATCCCGTCTACATACATTATAAACCTATTTGCTTGTTTTGGTTCAAATGCTGTGAAAAATATTTCGTTTGGATCTAATACTGCCATTTTATATTATGTTTTATTTTTTATTCGGTTATAAATATTGCCTAATTTTATTTTTATGCCGGGAATTCAGCTCCTGTTGGGAGAATGTTGAAATCTAGGTAAACAAATTCTGCTGTTTTTGTTGGTTGAACGTATATAGCACCTCTCAATTCATTTCTATCAACTACGTCGGGACCATTGTTTGACTCATTCATAACAACTTTAAACGCGTATAAACCTTGTCTTTGTTGTACTGATTCTAAATATGGGTTGACGTTAGCTAAGAATATGTTTCTTGTTGCTGCTGTGTTTTGTTCGAATACTAAATTATCTGCTACTTGTGAAATATAGTTTTTAAGTGAAATTAGCAATCTTCTAACATTTACTCTATCTAAAGCACTTGCTTGTGTTTGTAATGTTTTCTGTCCAAATACTACTACTCCTCTTCCTGGGAAGGTTGCGATTGGATTAACTTTACCTTGATATAATGAATCTCTGTTAGCTTGAGTTAATTTTCTTTCTGCTTGAACTACTTGACCTAATCCACCTCTATTAATACCTGCTGGTGCAAACCATGCTTCTGCTGTTCTATCATTTGCAGCATAAACTCCTGGTATTAAAGTTCCACCTGGAACCCAAACTCTTTGTCCTGAATCTGGATCTGTAACCATACACCAAGGCCAATATGAAGCGGCATATGATGAATCTTTACTTGCAGCTGTTCCTACAGCGGCCGTAATTGATGAATCATAAGCTTCAAGATCTAAAATTACAATATTGTCTCCTCTATTTTCTGTATTTGCTACTAAGGTATTCAATACTGAACTGTAATCTGATTGGTATAAACCAGGTGCTGATATAAGGTTATATCTATAATCATCTTTATTTGCTAATAAGTTAAATGTATCTGTGTAATCAGTACCTACTAACCCTTGTGAATCACTACCATCAATATTTTCATAGTACTTTCCAGTTCCTGTTAAAATTGTTCCTAATGCATCTCCAAATGTACCGGATGCTGCAACTGGGATTGATGCTGTATATTGACTTTTTGCATTTCCACTATTATCAAAATAATCTGGTGTTTTATATGCTACTGATTTTACTCTTACGTACCTTGAAGCATTTGGATAAGATCCAGATGTTTGTAAATATGGATCAGCTGTTCCAGCTCCTCTTAATACTTGTGTTTGATCACCAATTATTCTAGATATGTAATTTGATGCTTTAGGATCTAATGACACATTATTAAATGATTCAACAACTGATTTTGCTCTTGTTGTATCATTACCTTGTCTTATAATTACACTAAATGTACCTGAACCTGTATCTGGTGATGAAATTTCCCATCTGAGGTTATCTGATGTTCCATTTGTTAAAGCACCTTGAGAATTTTCAGCTCCTGTACTATTCATAATAATACCTTGTCCAATTGTTTCTAATGTAAAAGCATTTGCATCTACAATATCGGCATCAACTAAAGTTAATACTAAATCTGCTGATGGGCTTCCTATATCAGTTAATGCTACTGTAAGTGTATCACCTACTGCGTATCCGGCACCTACACCCACTGTTGAAATTGCTGTTGGTTCAATAAATAGGTTTGTTGAAACTAATGTAATAGCTGCTGCTGTTGAATTTTGTAACATTGCAGCTGAAACTGTTACTACTAAATCTGCAGTTGCGCCTGTAAACCCTGCTGTTATTAAATCTGCTGAGGTGATTGTAATTGTATCATTTAAAACGTACCCAGTACCAATTGATGCTACGGCTACTGCTGATAAAGCATTTGCACCATCACCTGTTATGGTAAGTGTTGCTCCTGCACCTACACCTGAAGTAGAGGTTTGAGCTACTGTAAAGGGACCTGTAACGTTTCCGATTGCGGTTGCTGCTGTTTCTGATAAAATGTCATCTCCAGTTATTAATTGTCCTGTTCCTAAAGCTCCAGCTGCTATTGCTAAAACATCTGTTGCTATAAATCCTGATCCAGTTGATGTAACTGTTATACCTGTTATAGTTGGAGCAGTTGTTCCTGTTACTACTACTGTAGCTACAGCACCTGTTCCAGTACCACCCGTTAAAGCAACTCCTGTATAAGTAGCAGCTCCTGCATTTACTGGGTTGGTTGTTATTTCTGAAAGTAAATCATCAGCTGTTACTACTAATTTTCCATTTGAATTTGAAGTTGTAACATCTAAAGTAATTCCTGTACCTCCACCGGAAGTGGTAGTTGCTTCACCAGTAAAAGTACCGGCAGTACCTCCTTCTCCTCCACTAGTAAAAGAACCTAATAAATTAGTTCCAGTAACTACAGCACCGCTTTCTTGGTCGTTGTATATTACTGAAGAATCTGCTGCTGTAAAGTTTCCAGAAGCAACTCTTGTTACTAGCAAAGTATTACCTCCATTTTGGAAGTAGTTATAAGCTGAAATCGAAGTTAAAAATGTGTATTCATCCGAACCACTGTCAAAAGTAGTACCAAATGTTGCTTGATACTCACTATAGGTAGTTATAAGCTTTGGTATACCAACTTGACCTTTTACTGTAGGACCTACTAAAGCAGCTCCTGCTTGAATGGGTTGAGAAGTTATTTGAGACTGATCGTTCTCTCTTGCTAATACTCCTGGGGAAATTAATGTTTCTGCCATGTTATTGTAGTTGTTTTATTTTGATAATAAATATATGAGTTTTTGTCAAAAATTTAATCGTTTGGAAGAAATTCGCCTTTTTCTAATGAAATTGATCCATTTCCATACTTATCTTCTAATTCTTTAGCTAATTTTGCTTCATCCTGTTGAAATTGAAACAAATTTGCTTTAAATTGTTCTTTTCGTAATTCGAGGGTTAAAATTTGAACCTCCGTATTACCTATAACTTTTGTTAATTCTTCATAACCTTTTTTAAGATTAGTTAAATTATCAATTTCTTCTTGTGTTAACTTTTTGATCATCTATTATACGTATTTAAATTATTATGGAAATGGAAAATATACTATTATAAACGAAACATCTTGGTCGAAAGCCTGTGCGTTTGTAATTTTCATTGCAATATTTCCAGTTGATGTGTCTAAATTAGTGAATATGTCTGAAGTAGGGGCAGATAAACCTATATAAGTAGCTGTAATAAACATATCTACTCCCTGTACGTGTGCTATTAATTCAGGGGCAAATGCTGTTATTGATGTGGTTTGAGTTCCAGCTAAAAATCTGACAGCTCCCACTAATACTTTAGAGTTGTTAGGTTGTGTAACATTCCCACTAAGATCAACAGCTTTAGTAATAATCCCTCCAGCGTACATTGACCCCGTAGATGATGATTGGACAACAGCATTACCATTAATTAATAAATTATTATTATCATAACTAGCTGTCATGAAATTAGTAGAGCCACTTATATATAATGATTCTGATAGGTAAATATTATTAAAAGGTTTTGGTGGTAATCCTACATTAATGCTAGTATCACGAGGTACAATATCACCTCCTGATAAAAACACACCTGAAGCCGAAATAGGCTTACCATCTATTTCTAAACCATTTGGGCTAATTTTACCAATTTGAGTTCCATTATTTCTAAATATTGTATCAGTTCCACTGAATTGTATTTCAGATGTAGTAGCTATATTACGTATTACTGGAGTAACCATAAAATTAGATGCTGTAAACTCTGTACCTTCAAATACTGAGGAACTTACAGGAACTGATGATGAAATGTATGTAGTCCCATCAAACCAAACATTTGAACCTCCACCACCACCGTTTAAGGCGTATGAAGCTGTTACTGAGTATGATGATGATAGAGAATATGATGATGACTCTGCTTGAGATGCACTTAAAGCATATGAAGAAGATAAGGCGTAGGAAGATGAAATTGCATCTTGTGAAGATGCAACTGGACCATCAACATTTGATCCTTGTATATATGATGCTGTGTTTGAAATTGATGAACTTAAAGCATATGATGATGAAATTGCCGTTGAAGATGATATTGTAAATGATGATGTACCTTCAAAACTACCAGTAAAACTACCAGTAAATGAACTACCTGTCACTAACCCATTGGTTAAGTCTACATTCCCATCAACGGTTAATGAACCTGAGATTACAATGTTATAAGCTTCTGTACCTGTAAACGCGTCAAACGACTGGGATACTTGAAAAGTTTCTACGGGTTGTCCTGTTACTACCCCCGTATTTGTAAAAGATAATGCCATAATTTATTTATGATTTTATTATAAATATCAGGGAGTAATTTCTAATTGATGGTTTATAGCATCAATTACGGTTTCAGGGTGAATAGATTTAGTACATTCAAAATGTCTTGAGGTATTTTTATGTTCAGGACACCATTCCCAATCCCCAGCATTTAATCTTGTAACATTAAAACACCCACTACATTTATCTTTAGGTGGGGATATTCTTTGACAGTCTTCAAATTCACTGTAAGCCTCACTGAAGCCTGATATTAATGTTGTAGGGCATCCTACAGCCCAACTTAACCAACTTAACCCACTACCTAACCCTATAAAAGATTTTGCATTCATTAAATCATTAGCCCTTTCACTTAGAGGAAAGTCTCCTGTTTTATCAATAACATTTTTTAATGTTCCTCCTATTTTAGAATCATGCCATTTGTCCCCTAGAGGTTCTTGTGTAATCATTACAACTTTATAGCCTTTATCATTTAAATGGTCAATAACGGTTTGCCACCCACC